CCGCGCTTCTCGTTGCCAAGTTCCGCGTAGGTCGAGGCGAAAGCCAGACGGCTTGAAATCGGGTTGTCGGCCTCGTACCGGGAATTCGGCTCTACGAAGTGCATCACGTCGAAGCGGTCGTCGTATTGGCCCCGATCGTAGGCGTTCATGACGCTCTTCGACACCGTCTCGCCGAACCGTTCCACCATCTGGCGGACGGTCATGGTGTATTCCAGCCCGATCGTGTCCACCTCGAAGTTCTCGTTCTGAGCGAGGTAATACTGGCCCGCGGTCAGGGTCCGAAACCGGGCCACCGTGTCGAAATTGTCGAGATGAAACATGGCGCCAGTGCCAAACAACAGCAGTTCCCCGAACATGGCCGGGGCCGCACTGTACAGGTTGGACTTGGCGAAGATGGTTTGGAGGAGAAGCTGAACCTTGTGCAGCCACACCTGGACGGCGTAGCCCTCCTTCAGGCCAGGGTCGACCGTGCCCAGACGGAACCAGGGCCGGGCGGGGGACATGACGCCCGCGTGCAGCCCGGCTCGGGCCACCTCGTGGGCGGTCGTCCCTGTCGAATTGATGATGGACCGGAAGCGTCGGTCCCCCTTGTTCACGTCGGTGATAAGGAAGCGACCCATGCGGGGCTGGATGTATTCCGCCACCTCGCGCCAATGCGGGTCGAAGGACGATCGCTCGTTCTTCATGGCCTGCCTGCGGCGCTCGATGTACTCCCGGCGGGTCTCGGCCATCTTTACTTGAACTCCGGGTACAGATTCCGCAGCACCTCAAACAGACGCCGAGCTTCTTCCTTGGTAATCGTCCAAGGAGGGTCTAAGGACCCAAACCCTCTGAGGTAGAGTTCTACCCACTCCACCCCGTCATCGGTGGGCGACAGATGCGCGCCCCGCACCTCAACCTTATGCCCTTGTTCGTTCTCGAACGAAAACTTGCTCTGCATGGCTACTGCCCCAACAGGGTTTTGCGGCCCGCCGGGTCAAGCGGGGACAGGCCCTGGGCCGAGGTCAGCACCGTCGAGGCCCGGCCCGAGGCAAGGGCCGCCAGCCGCCGCTCATCCTCCCGGCGCTTCTTGACGCTGGGGTCGAGCGTCGTCGGCAACGGCGCCGGAGCCGAGGGCAATGGTGCGGGCTGCATTCCCCCGCCTCCGCCCCCAAAGCTCACTAGAACGAGCTCCCGAGGGGGTCATAGTCGCTGACCACCTGGGACCGCCCAGCGAACTCATGGATGGCGTTGTAGCCGACCGGGGCCACGTCCTGGGCAAACGTCAGGGCGAGGGCGTCGGCGATATCAGGCGATCCGATGCCGCGCTTCTTCATCTCGTCCTTCCGTTCCAGGTTGATTTGGTCCCGGACCGTAACTCCGTATTCCCTGTTTGTCAACTGCTCGTTCAGCCGTTGCCCGCTCTCCCCCGTCAGCCTCATCTGGTCTTCGTCAGGCAGGCACAGGCGGTCTCGCAGGGCGTCGCGCATACGGCCCCACATTTCGTCCACACGGTAGCGATAGGTCATCGGGTCCATCGGAGCGGCCCCGAAGTTCACGCCCAGGGGGCGGAAGCCTGCGTGCCGGAGGATGTCAACCACGCCTCCGCCAACGCCGCCTTCGTCAACGAACAGGCCCGCACAGCGCTGCCCCAGCTTCTCAAAGTCCCGGATGGTCTCCATGACCCGCTGGGCAAGCTGGACGTTGTCGAGGCCCGAGAACCGCTTCGGCATGAAGCTCCGGGCGTCCATACCCAGGCGAGGGTAGATTACGCTGTCGTCGTCTCCGAACCGGGCCACGTCCACCCCGATGATAAGGGGGGCCGTGCGGTCCATTACGAGTGGCCGGGCCATGGCCTCGCGCACATGGTCTCCCGATATGAACTGGGTCGAGGCTTGCCGGGGGAACTGCCCTTTGACCCGGACCCGGGTGCGGTCATGGTCCTCGCCCCACTCCTTGACGAACTCATCCAGGAAGTTCTTGTTAGTTATCTCGACTAACCGAGCGTCGATGAATCGCTTGATGTATTTCGGCGCCGACTTCCCGGCCATGTTCTCGAAGAACTCGCCCGTGTTCCTGGTCGGGTTGCCGAAATCAAAGATCATCGGCTCCCCGTCCGTCAGCCCGCCTTCCCGCACCTCGAAAATCTTGGGCGCGATACCAGAGGCTTCATCGAACAAATAGAAGGATGTCGAGTTCGCTGCGTGCTGCCCGGCGAAGCTCTCCGAGTTCTCTTCCCGGCTGGTCTGGGCCACCGCATACCACGTCTCGGGGTACGCCTTGTTCCGCAGGGCCATTGCCCCGCGGCCCGAGGTCAGGTCCGACCAATGCTTCGTCAAGCTGATGTTGTGCCACTTGGCCACCTCCGACCACGTCTTGCCCCGAAGCTGGGCATCCGTGACCGCGGTGATGGTGCCTTTGGAGAAGGGGCGCGTGTCATGGATGAACTTGATGAGGTGCGCGGCCGTCACCGATTTGCCGATGCCGTGGCCTGACGCGGTCGAGAACCGGATAGGGGGCACCCCGTGCTTCCCGTCAAAGCCCCTGGCCCTGATTTCCTGGCCAAGCTCCTCGAAGAAGTCACAGGCCCACTCACCCGGGCCATAGTCACACTGATACTTATCCCGATACTTCTTCGGGAGCTTGACCATCTGGATCGAGGCGTCAGTAGACCAGGGGAAGTTGAACATGACGTAGCCGAGAGGATCGTCGTAGAACCCGGCAATGATTTCCCGTATTTCCCTGTCGATCTTCGGGTTGACGGCCACCCCCTATTCCTCTTCGCCTTTACTGGCGAGCCTCGCCCGCTCCCGACCAGCCTGCAACGCCATCACCAGTCCTTCGCCCGCAATGTCAATCTTGTCCTGATACAGGCCCAAGATGCGGCAGATCATGTTCAGTGCGGTCTGCTTACTATAGAACTTGGGCTTGATCCTGGCTTGGTACCGGGTGTTGCCACCCTCCCCGTCAGCATTCTCCATCGTGCTGATCTTCTTCTCGACGACTTCCAGGCTCTCCATGGCCTTGCGCTGGTCAACCGTCAGCGTCGACCAGTCAATCCATACGTCGCCCGTCTCTATATCTACGTCGATCAGGTCGCCGAAGTCAGTAAAGGCCATCGTCCCCAGTTCTTGCAGGACCCGCTCCTTGTTGACTTCCTGCTTCTTGCGCCGCTTCTCGATGGAGACCGCAATGTATTCGGCCACCCCGGGGTGCCGGAAGACGCTCTGCGGGTTGCCGCAAGCCGTATTGTCGGAATAGCCGGCCCGGATCAGCGCTCGCCGCTTATCCATGTACCCCTGATCAATATAATAGTCAGCGGCCATGCGCTGCTGTTCGCTCATGGCGAGTGCGGGCTTGCCAGTTCCTGTCAGGTTTGGGTAGCCCCTTGGCGCCTTCCGGCCGATCATATGCTCTTCTCCGTCTGTGGCCAGTACGGGTCCCCCGAAAAGCTGGCAAAGGTTGCACGTAGCGTGGTTGGCGGGGCCATTTCCTCCCGGCGAGAAGAGGACGGCAGAAGCCGGTTGATTGCGCCGCCCCGCCAAGGGCGCCTGGGGTAATCTCCCCGTCCGGGGCGCGGTGCTTGGATGAGGGCTCCACGTCGGACGGCCACTCTATAGGCCACATAAGGGACAAAAGTCAACGGCCATTTTTGGGTATCACGTGATACCTGGGATTGCGGGGATTTGGCTTGATGGCGCCGAGGGCTGATTTATTGTTTCGCTACCGATAGGACAGGGGTTAGGGGGTTGAAAAATCGAAATTTTTTCTTGATCGCTGTTGAGGTGCACAGTTCTAGCCGGCCCCCCGCGCCCCCGAAGTCGATCGCCGGAGAGACCCCCCTGGGTCGCGCGCGTATGCACGCACGCATGGGCACGCGTGTGCACGCACACATGGGCACGCGTATACACGCGCAGGCGCGGTATCCTGATACCACCAGGGTGAGCATGGGCAGGGTGAGCCTGGGCAGGGTGAGCCTGGGCAGGGTGAGCATGCTCACATGGGCGCATTCAGTGACTCACATGAGCACACACAAAAGATCAGGGCGGATTAGGTGTGACGTGATACCATCGGACCGGATGACTTCTATGGTTATCCGTATGCTACCAGGGCGGAATGGTGGCGGGGGTGAGCATGAGAACAGCGCGATCAGCCCACCCAATATGACGCCTTGGAAGCCTTGGAAGGCCGAATCCGCGATAAATCGCGGTCAATCCCCCTAACCAAACCCCTGTTATCACCCATAACGACAAAAGACCGCTGTCCTGCGCTATAGGAAAGCCGGGCCGCAAGAAATCTGCGTTAGAGGGGGAAAATATGGCATTATCCCGATTGACTCGGGATATTCCCCCATGCCACGTATTGGCCACGGCAGACGACAACAGAAGGATGGAGACCATGAACACCGAACCGCGCTGGTACGCGATATCCTCGGGCAACGGCAACGATGGTGTGTCCCATACATTCCCAGATTACATGGTGAAGACTTCCGATCCGTACAGGTTGGTTGAACTGGCCCTGGTGGATCAGTTCGAAGCCGGCGAGGGTATGGCTTGGGCACATGAAGCGGTAGAAGTCGATGGAGAGGCTGAGTACACAATCAGCGCCATAATTTACGAGGGGCCGGAGGGTGAGACCGATTTCGGCGCGGCATGGCTGATCGTGGAAGTCTTCCCTGCCGCCCCGGAAGACGTAGAAGCTTGGCAAGCTGATCCATGGAAACGGGGACGGTGTTATGAAGACTTAGAGTCAGCATTCTCGGCCAAAGCTCTGGCGCTTGTGCCCTCCGACGGATGATAACGCAAACCATGATGAACCATGCGGCGAGGGCTTCCCGTCGTGCGGCGGAACACAAGGCGAGGAATAATGCGATGAACGGCTATATCACACGCGACAACGTTGACAGCTTGCTTGACACTGGCAAGCTTGAAATCGCCATGCGGAACGGCAATTGGTGGAAGCTCCGCCGCAACGGGGCAACCAAGAAATGGGCGCGTGGTGCTTCGCGTATCCGTATCCCGCTAAAGATGGGCTTTCGTGGCACCGCGTGCGTGACAGAATCCGACTTCAGCCACGGACCGAACAATGACGCCTTAAACCCTTCACACTTCCGTATTGCGGAGTAGACAACCATGGCACTTCAGGACAACCCAGATTGTGGTCAGTGTGGGGGACCGTTCTATGCGAGCGGCTTCACGCCCGGGTATGGCTACGCGGAGTCCGGCTTGCGTATCTGCTACGCATGCTGCGGAGACAACGACAGGCAAAGCATGATTGAGACCGGCAAGGCCACCCTGTACCTCGTCAAAACGAACCGGCCGGACCGTATGGCCCCGGGATTGGACAAGCCCTCCGTGTGGGAAGTCATCAATTGGCCTGGGTCCTGGCGCCGTCGCACCTACGGGCCGCCAAAGCGCTTCAACCACCCTTTCACACGGGACGCCTGGATTGCCTATTTCGCCGGCCCCGACGGCCATGTGTGGTCCGCGCGCAACATCGGGGATAGCCAAATCGCCCATTGCCGACGCCTTAAAGAGCGGGTCTGAAGCCTTGACCTTTCTCGGCCCCACGGGGCCGGGTCTGGCCTAGGCTTTCACTAGGGCACCTTGATGGAGTGCAACCCATGCCAACCTTCTACCCTGAACACGCCAACCCTGACGGGTTTAACCTGGACGCCTTTACCGTGGGCTATTTGAGCACGGCCGAATGGCTTGCCCAATCCCTCCAGGAAGGACGCGGCGATCCGACCTTAACGGACGATGAGAGGGCGCGGTGCCGAGGCTTCACACGCGCGGCCATCACGGACGCCAAGCGGGATTGCAAGGCGTTCCAGCGGGCGCACAAGGCCGATCTGGCCATATACTACGCCCTGTCAGGGCGCGGGGAAGACTCGGCCGGGGGCGACTATTGGCTGAGTCGGAACGGCCATGGCGCAGGCTTCTTCGATCGTGGCCTTGATCCGGTATTCCGCAAACTTCAGCGCGCCGCCCGCCGCAGGCTTCAGGATGCCGCCCGCTTGGATGGGTCGCGGGAATGCGTCCTGTATCGTAATCGCTTAATCTTCGAATAAGGGAACGTATCGTGCCCAAGCTCATGTCAGACTATCCACACACGCGCCAAGGCTACCGGGACTTGGCCAAGGACGTTTGCCAGCCCATGGAAGCCCAGCTTGCGGGTCTGACCGCGCGGCTGGAAACCGTTCCAGACGATGATGACTTTATGCGGAAGACGGCCGAGGAAGCCAGCCTTGCCGCAATCCAAGCATGGGACGCAATCCGCGCCTTACGCTCCACCCTTCACCGCTAAGGAAACCACGCCATGACCAAGAAAGATTATAACCTGATCGCTCGGGCCATCACCGACGTGGACCTCAGCGACGCCGACCGCCGCCACGTTGCCCATGCAATGGCAGGGGCGTTGCGTGACACAAACCCTCGCTTTGACTATGACCGCTTCATGAGGGCATGTCACCCCCCGGCCGTCGCCAGCCCAGGCCATTCAGCTGACTAGGTGCGGCCATTCATTCGGCAATACCAGGATGCTCCTTTGTAGTGTCCTGGTATCCTGCCCAGATATATTTGTGTGTATGGCGTGGCTTAAATGAGGGGATGGGTATAGAAAAGCTACACTTTTCTTATACCCACTTCCCCGGTCATTTTAACCACATTGGGATATTGAATGGCCCAACCCATTGATTTAATTGGGGCTGGCCTAGTCAATATCCTAAGTGGGGAGCAAGAACCCCGTTCTGCACGGGATATTCATGTCCTGATGTGATATGTATTATCCCAAAAAAAACGGTTGACAACGTCCCGTTCCGAACGGGATTATGAAGGTCTGGCGAGAGAGGAATTATCATGAATTGCAACGAAATTAAGGCGCTTATAGACCGTCGGGGATATGACTTGGCGGGCAACCCAACCCCTGAATGGTTGGCGGCCAAAGCGGTGCGTGACGCCTTTGACGCGTTGGCCGATGCGATGGCCAAGGCCGAGGAAGCGGGGCTTGTTATTGTGTTCCCCCCGGGAACCTTCGGGCACATTGCCAACCCGGTATTGGCCCGGGAGACGATCGTGCGACTGGCCTTGCGGTGCGAAATCAGCCGCACCGTTAACTACTGAGGGGATGGAGCCATGACACGCGAAGAACTGCTTACCGCCTACGCTGAAGGTCGGCGGGGCTTTGAGGGG